TCAGAGATAAAAAAGCCGCCTTGCGGCGGCCAGGGACTGCGAGCGGGAGCCGCTTACGCAGGGGTACGCTCGAGCAGCGAGAACCGCCGTTCGAGGGCATTTCGATGGGAGGCGATCAGGGTGTCGGTGTCGTCCGACGGCTGTGCAGACGTCTGCACGGCCCGGGGTGCATTGGCATACGCGGACAGATTCCAGGCATTGGATTGCCGCTTCTCGACGACCTCCACCACGCGGTCGACGAACTTGTATTTCACGGCTTCGTCCGCATCGAACCAGGTCTCTTCCGCCATCCACTGCTCGATCTGGGCGGCATCCTGGCCTGTTCGGGCGGCATAGTCCCGAACCAGGCCGGCGTCGATCTTGGCAAGCAGCTCGCTGGTCTTGCTCATGTCGCCCTTGTTCCCAAGGGCGATCGTCCAGGCCTCGTGGATCATAAAATCCGCGCCCTGGCTCATCTCGACCTCGTCGCAGGCCATGCAGATCCCCGTGGCGGCCGAGGCCGCGAGGCCATCGATGTGGCCGATCACAGTGGCGGGATGTTGGGCGATCGCCGTCATCATGGCCCGGCTGGCGAAGACGTCGCCACCCGGCGAATTGATGCGCAGGTGGATCTTGCTGGCGTCGATCGCCGCCAACGTCTTGACGAACTCGGTCTCGTCAATATCTCCCCACCAACCACCGATGATGCCGTGCAGGTAAATTACCGGCTCCTCCGTATTGGTCTCCGCGCGCATCGGCTTAGACCGGCCGGCGTTAGCGATCGCGAGCTGCAGCAGCTTCGGTGTCTTCATCTTCATCTTCCTTATCAGTGTCCTGTGGATCAGAGGCAGCGCCGGCCACCATTGCCCTCGGTAGTTCATCGCCGCCGTCAATAGGCGGCAGGTTCTTCAGGCGCCGTACTTCGTTAATCGTCATCCACCCCTGGGCGCCTGGACCGCCAAGCGCCTTGCCGAAATACACCGCCTGCGATTTGGAATCGCCGGCCATCAGCCCATCGGTGTTGTGCTCGACGAAATATCGTTCGCTGCGGAATAGTTTGCGATTGAGCTCGCCGCGGAACCGACGCAGGTGCGGGGCCAGCGTGTACATCACAAAACCTATCCCGAGCTGCTCGATACCCGATCCCCAGCTGGTGGCCTTCGATGTTTCGCCGATCATGTGCGGCGGCACCAGGAATGCGCGGGCGATGTCGACCACTTGCCATTGCCGCGACTCGAGCAGCTGCTGGTCAACGGCTGACATGGTCAGCTCTTTAATGTCCAGCCCTTCAGTCAGAATCAGCGGAATCTTGGAATTCCGAGCCCCGCCCGGCCCGTTGTACTTCGCTACCCAGGCCGCCCGGAAGTCGTCCTGCTGCGATGGTGACATCTTGGCCGGCGCCTGGATGGCGACTTCGGGTTTACCCCCTCCGCTGAAAAAGAGGCCTGCGTGCTCGTCGCCCTGAATTGCGATACCGATGCCATTACGCGCGCCCCATTGGATGACAGACATCGAGCATCGGCCGTTGAACCCGAATCCGGGCAGGTGCAACACATCGTCCTGATCCGCGACAAAGTACCCTTCGTCGTCAAAGAACGTGTACTGCAGCCGGCGCGGAGCACGCGGGCCGCTGCGCTTCTGCTCGAGGATCTCGACCCGCTCGCGCGACCAAGGAATGAGGCCGACCATTTCGCCAGCCCGGTTGCGATCGATATACGCGATACCGTCGCCCCTGAGAAGCACCTGGGCGGTTAAGTATTCCCACCCTGCCGCCGCGGGCCACGCCGAGCTGAACTGCTCGTTGAGAATCCACCGATACGGGTGAGCAATCTTCCGAGGGACGTCGCCGACGCGCTCGTATACCGGAAGCGGCAGCTGGGCGACCGACCCGGCAATCAGCGTGACGCAGCTCGACACCGCCGAAACGCGCATGGCAGTCGTCGGGTTGACCACCGCCCCGGACGCAGTCCGCGGATCCCCGAAGATCTCGAACATCCGGATGTCGGACGACGCGACTGTTTCGCCGTCGACGACATTGCTTATCGTCGGCTCGACGCGATCTCGCGGCGTCTCTGGCGCCTTGGTTGTGAGGAAGGAGAACATTAGTCGATCACCACGAATCCCTGTTTGATTTCGCCCATATCCGGCTCATGACCCAACATGGCCCGCCCTGCCGCCATTACCGCCGCCACAATGCCGTCAACACGCCCTGTGGAGCGGTCCTTAGCCACCTTCCGATTGCCTGTAGGATCTGATGCCGTCACTGCATTCGCGGCACACCAGGTCAAGACCGGGTTACCGTCATGGCGCACTTTCTCATCCAGGAGCAAGCGTTCGAATTCATCCAGCGCGGGCCCCATATCCTTGAAGCCCTGACCGAACGGAACAATCGCCGGCAGCTCCAGGCCTTCCTGATTCGCTAGCATGATCAAGTCTTCGGACCGCCAGCGGTCGTAACCCAGCTCCTGCAGGTCAAACAGCTCCGCCAGGCCGCATACTTTTCGCAGCACTGCCAATTTGTCGATCGCCCGACCCGGCAGCGCCTCCAGGTAGCCCTTGTCGCGCCAGACTAGATACGGCACCCGGTCTTTCTCTTCCCTGCGATGCAGCCCATCGCCAGGCAACCAGAACCAGGGACGCATGCGCCAGTGCGGATCCTCGTCTGTCGGTTCGAACATCAGCACCAGCGCCGTCAGGTCGGTGGTGCTGGACAGATCCAGGCCACCCCAACAGCGACGCCCGTACAAAGACTCTAGCGGCATCGGCTTCGGTTCACGGCACGCCAACCAGATCTCCGGGGAGATCCAGGGCGACGTGCCCTCGGTCCAGATGCAGAAGTTCAGCCGCTTGACTAGCGATTCCTTGGCCGGCATCCCACGAGCTTCGGTCACCTGCTCGCGCAAGTACTTCAGGCCTGGAATGCCGTAGATCAGGCTGGGGTTTGCCTTCGGCCAGCACGATTCGTCATGGATCGGATCGTCACCCTCATCCAAGCTGCAGATGAACGCGAAAAAGGCATCGTCCACCTTCATACCGGACGCCACTTGCGCGCCGTACTCGTGGTACCCCCAGCAGACCGACGTCTTGTCGTGCCCGCTGTTGGTGATCATGAGCAGGAGGGCCTGCAAACGATGCTTGAAGCCCGCCCGCATCATTTCCACGACCGTGCCGTTCTTGTGCTCATGCACCTCGTCGATCAGGCCGATATGCGGCCGCGGTCCGGACTGGCCATCGTCGGCACTGATCGGCTTGAAGAACGAGCTGGTGGCCGGATACGACAGGTTCCAGACCTTCTCGCCGCGACCAGACTTCGTGATGCGATCAGACAATGCAGGCGACTGATCCACCATGGCCACAGCGTCACGGAACAACACCATGGCCTGGTCTTTCTTCGTCGCCGCCGCGTAAATCTCGGCCCGCGCCTCGCCATCCGCCGTCAGGCCGTACAGACCGATGCCCGCCGCCAGCGGTGACTTGCCAGATCCCTTTGCCGTCTCGACGTAGGCTACGCGAAACCGCCGCAGCCCTTCCGTCGTCAGCCAGCCAAAGAGCGACCCAAGCACGAATGCCTGCCACGGGAGGACCTCGAATGGCTTACCCTCGAATCGCCCCCCGTTCAGACACAGCACGTCCTCAAAGTACCCAATGGCGCGCTGCGCTGACTCCAGGCTCCAGACCAGGCCACGCGCCGCGCCATCCTCCAGATCCTGCAGGTGGCGCTTGCAGGCCGCTCGTACGTGCGGGCCCGCGAGCAACTCCCCATCAACAACAGCGCGCGCATAGGCCGTGGCCCGGTCTTCAGGAGAAGTACCGGTTTGCGACTGCCTTTTCGTCATTCTCGAAGAGCTCGCCCTGCGTTGGCGGCAACCGCGACTTCGCGCGCGCCGAAGGATTCAACCCAAATGAGGCCCCGGCGCTTCGCATCCGCTCCTCTGCCCGATTCGCGATCTGCATCCAGACACCGATCTGCTTGAATCCGTTGGGCGTCTTATCCACCAAGCCGTTGTCGGCGCCCAGAGCCGCGATTTTTTCGCGCGCGGTGCGCCAGTCCGCGTAGGCCTGGCAGTACACCGCCAGCTCGGCCTGGTCGAGCTTGTTGATCAGGCCTAGCATGTAGAGGTCCGGGGCCAGGCGATCCCATTCCTCTTTGGCGTAATCATCCAGGTGGGCCGGGCAGCTGGGCGCATCGGACACCAGTTCCCACTTGATCGCCTGCTCGCTCAGCTCCGCGATGGGCTTCTTGCTGGGATTGCCGCGAAACTGGTGGACCGTGGCGGGCACCATCCGACGCCCTGAATTCTCATTGCCAGCCATGATCCCCACCTCTCAGGGGTATACCCCCCTCCCATTTATCCCGCATTCTGCAAACGAAGGGGAGCTGCCGGTCATGCGCCGAAGCGGCCCCAGACTTTTGACCTCCCCCCCCCTACCCGACCCGTCTCGCCAACGGCACCCGGCCGGCCGGCAGGCCTGCCAGCCCGCCCTATCGATTCCAATGGTGGTTGGCGTCGAGCGGCACCCCATCGAGGCCGCAGCCACCGGCCAGGCCCGACCGCTCCTGCGCCTGCTTGACGCTGTCGTGGCAGGGCTTGCACAGGCTCTGCCAATTCTTGCGATCCCAGAACAGGCTGAGCGCCTGCTGGATTTGCTCGTCGTCGCCTGATCGTCTCGCGTCAGCCAGGCGGTGCGGGATCTTGTGATCGACCACGGTCGCTGGCACGATCATGCCGCGCTTGGAGTGGAAGACGCACAGTGGATGCTCAGCCAGGAACAGCTCGCGCGCGCGCTGCCATCGTGATCCATAGCCACGCTGCGCGACCGTGAGTTCAGTACGAGACACGTCCACCCTTTGCTCTCACGGATCAGCCGCCTCGTATCGCATGGGAACCCAGGGAAGGAGGAGGAACCCCGTTCGGCATGCGGGAGGCAGCTGATCCGTGAAAGCAAAAGCCCGGCGGGCATCTGGTGCACGCCGGGCTGTTGATTCAAGAGCATTGCGTCGCAAGCTCCGCCGGATGGTAGCGAATTATCCTGATTCCGGTATACCTCACGTAATTCAAGATGTTTCTGACTCGCGCTGGCGTCGATCTCTGTTCTGTTCGCGCAGCCATTCCGCAGCCCTTGCATCGGCCTGGCATAGCCGCCGATGCAACGTCCCGCGGACAATACCCAGTTCGGCCGCGATCGATTCCAGCGTGCCGGACTGGGTCCCATGCCAGGCTCTTACCGCATCAGACAGATCCTTCGGTAGAGCGCGAATGGCTGCGTCTGTGATCGCACACTCGATATGATCGACAGGTATGAAGGCCCGCATCGGCCCCGTTGGCCCGGTCGTCACCCGACGCCCTGACGCCCAATCCATGAGTCTGGCAAGCGGATGGGCCGCCCCGCCGCCCATACCCGACGAATGCAGCCAGCGGCCCCACGAATCGAAGCGCGCCTGCATACCGGGATCTCGCTTCGCTCCGCTCATGTCGACCGCCCGTACCGATCAGTCTCGTCGATGGCCGCCTGGATGCGGGCCCGGAACTGCAGCAGTTCTTCTCCCGGCCTAGCGCCGGCGATACCGACCTCGCGCGCCTTCAGCTCCATGAGCTGGTGGGAAGTCCACCACGGTCGACCTGCCGACCGAGTCTGCTTTGCAGGCACGGGATCGAGCTCATCTTCCCAGCGGCGCCCGTTCAGCCAGGTCGCCGGATGCGGAATGTGGATCTGCTCGGTGCCAAGGGCGCGCCAGTTATCCACGTGCTGCGGCAGTGCAGCCAAGGCCGTGGCGCGGTCTTTCGCCTTCAGCTTGGCCCAGGCACGTTCCGCGGCTGGCTTGGCGCGCTTGCGCGGGTACATCGCCCAAAATCGGCCAAAATCGACACTCGGCGCATCATCGGCGGCGCCCGTGCGCGCGGATTTTGCTTCTGGGAAAAGGGATAGTGATTGCATATGTCACCTGCCTACGAAGAGAAATCGATATTGCTGTGCTGGTGAGATCGGTGGGGAATGGGCAGAGCTCCCCCTTACCCAGGGGAACAGGGAGCAATGCCTATCCATGACAAACTACTTGCCGCGCCGGAGCCGACCGTATGGTTTCAGGGCGCTGAGGCGAATGCACGTCCCCCAGCTTGGCCAGACTGTCCGCGCCCGTGCAGGCACGCCTCCCCTCTCTAGCCTTTCGCACCCGAGGTGCCCCATGGAGTCGGTTTGGGGCTTGTACAGAGGGCGTAACCGCGTTTTGAGCCACTTCCCACCCTCCGGCCGGCTTCCCGGCGCACAGGGTTATCCAGGCTCGGCCCGGACACTTACCTC